ATAACATGCAGCCGATTGGCTGTTGCCGCCGTTACTTTAATCACTTCGCTTTCCTTAGCGACTAAAGGCTGACTGAGCAATTCTGAAGTTCCTTTTGCGGATATTGCCTTCGTTACAAAAAGGTTAAAAACGGCGTCATCCGTGTCGGTTATCGTCACGGTAATGGTATCTGCATTATTCGAATCTTCTGATACGAGTATAGATTTTATCACAGCGGTTGTAGCGGACGGTACAGTATACAAAGTTGTTGCATCAGTACTCGTTAAATCTACTTTTTTATTGACGAATGCGTTTGCCATTATGCGATAAATATACTTTCTGCTTCAGATTCGTCTTTTAAATCCTGTTGAAATGTGCTGTTCAATTTGTGAATTAAACTATCAACTTCCCGAACGAATGCCTGCTGAATTAATTGATCGTATTTATCTCCAGGTTGTGTAAGTGATTGTACAATTCGTGCCATTATCTTCTTCCATCCGCTTGTATATCCAGTTTAAAAGTTCCCAGTTTCCAGTGCGTTCCCGTACCGGAATTTGAAATCTTTAACGAAGCCGCTCGCCCCCTTGCACGCGTATCTATTTTCGTGGTACTCGTACTTGAGGTAAAAGGTCCAAGCGACGAGCCGCTTGATGACTGATTAGCAAAGTCTCTTAAATTCAAAGTCACGGTCGCATCTCCTGTTTGTTGTAGAAAGTCAGGAATGATTCTTCTAATCTTCATCATAAATTCTCCATCTCCTTGTTGAGGAATTCCTGATTGACCAATATCAAAGTCTCCACTTTCAATGTTTGCTGCGATGGCAGATGTAGCTCCTGCTTTAATCTGATTAACTCCTTTTTCATGTTCATAGTAAGTTGTTACACCATCGGTATTACCAACCGTTCCATCACTTGTTGCATCTTCATCATACTCTGTTCCATGTGGTTTACCGAACACCGCTGAATCTTGCCATGCTGTTCTTGCCAACGAACTTGTCGTCCACACAGGTCTTTCTGCTGTGGAGTCCATATAATTGTAAGTCACAGCTCGATCAATTGTATCTGCATTTTCTGATGGATAAAACCAAGTGACTTCACCAAAAAGATTATTTAATCCAGCATTAATATGTTGTCTTGGTGTTGTATTAATATCATCAAAAACATAATCTTCAACGAGGCAGGGTAACGATTCCAGTTTACCGGTATATCTAAAAAATCCATTGTCTGACATCCAGTAAGCCGAGCCATCAACTTCGACGGCAGCATTCTTACCAATCAGTCCGCATCCCGTTCCCACCTGTTGAAATGAAAAAGTAAAAGGTGCACCAACAAATCGCATGATGAATAAGGCATTATCCGTCCAGACGTAAATGGCATCACGGCCTCTGATCGCTCCAATAATTCTTGTGCCGTCCGCAAGTCTTTGCGTGCCTGCGGTATTCGTTGCGGTTGGTGTGTAAGTATTAATATCTTCCTGATCCGACCAACGAACATACATGTTATCCTGTGTTGTTGTCGTGCCAATTGTTGTTTCTGTTCCAAAATAAACCAAGTGTCGATCGGGTGTAGATATTAAAGAAAGTCTTGAAGCTGTCGGAGCACTACTAATAATAGTTGATCGAGTTTCAGTTGCGGCATCAGCATCTGAATCCCATTCAAAACTTGCACTATCCGTAATCGTGGCAATTAGCTTATTGCCAAAATTATCTAAATGCCATAAACCTGGCGCAATAATAATGTCACCACTCACTGGATTACCCCATTGAATATAGTCTGAAGCATCAGTCACCGTTGCTCCATCCGAATGGGTTGCAGCTGTAGTATTATATTTAGCTCGAGTAACTCCTGATATTGCCTCTGTGGTAGTATTGTTGGCAGTATAAGTAAGAAGTTCGCTATCAATTAAAAGTGTACCTGTAGAAGAAAAACCGTCTGAAGCGGCAAGTGTTAAACTAGTATCATCTGCATCAATGGCACCATCCAAAGTAGATGTTACTTCTCCAGAAACTGTACCACCCCACTGTCCTAAACCCCAGCCTGATCCTTTAGCTTCAGTAGCGGGACCTACAGTATAAAAATGTTTAACTCTTATTCCTCCGGATGTATCGGCTCCCGAGCCACTTTCGTTTGAGCCCATTTCGATCGTAATCGTTGTGCCACTTGGTACCGTGGCGACCATAAAATCAGTATCGTCAAAATCACTAGAGCCAAAATCAGAATCGGTAATAGAAGTAAAATTATCACAACGGATAATATCGTATTGAGAAATACCGTGAGCGCTTCCAAACGTGATCGTGACTGTGGCATCGCCATTGGTTGTTGAAAAGGCATTGGTTAAAGTATTTGTACTTTTAAGAGGAGTAATATCATAAAAGATACCCCCAGAATAGACATATAAAAATCGATTGGTGCCAAGTGCTGGAATAGACATATAAAAATCGATTGGTGCCAAGTGCTGCATATTTTACGCCGCTGGCATTGACGAAATGGTGTAAAGCTGTAGTTCTTCCTGTTAACGTATTATCTCCAAGTTGAGACCAGCCCCCTATTTTTTCGGGAGTGCCGTAACGAAAGCGGACGTAATCGCCGCCTTGCCATTGGCCTTCTCCGCCAGTCGGTGTGACTTGCTTATTGAATCCGGGTGAAAATTTTACTTTTTGTAGCATAATTATCTCGCGTTACAAGGTACTCCATTTGAATTAACTAGAGGTGCTTTATATAACTTCATCTTCAACTCCTTTGAGTTCTATTTTTAATTGTGGATTTACATTGCCTTCTAGTATTTTTGTTGCTTTAGGTATTAATCCTACTTGTTTTAATGCGTTCCAAGTGTGAGGATTACTCATGGCGTTACGAATTCTAGCCGCAGATGGTCTGCCATTGGCAATCATTTCAGCTTGAATTTCTCTACCAATATCGACTGTAAATTCATTAGCAGCATTGGCTTCAAACATTTGCTCATCGGTATAACCTTCAATCCTTGTCGGTTCTGCAAGAACATACAGTTCTTTCATTAGTTTTCTTAGAATTTTAATTTCAGCTTGGTTAAGTTCATAACCTTCTTTTAGAGTTTCATGGAAACTTTCTGTTTCTATAATCTCTGCTTTAAGTTCTAAAATTTCATGTTCTAAACCTTTTCCACCATTTAGAAGATGGTTTAGCTTTGAAAGTTTTGCTTGATATTTTAATTTACCAGCTTCTTCTTGTGCCGCTGCTCTGATTCGACCTTCAAGAAATCCTTTTAAGGTTTTAATTTTTTCCCAAGGCGTACAGCCTATGACTTGGTATCGGTAATTGAATTCTGAATTAAATTTTTGTGCCATAATTTTTTAATTGTAAGAACATGCCGCTAAAGAACTTCTAGCAGTTCCTACTCCTGTCGTATCTGTCGCTACAACACCAGCATTAGATACCAGATTGGTTACTGCTGTTGCACTACCATCACTACCAAACCCAAATATTCCTTTATCACCGCCATATTGCGTTGCCGCTAAACCATATCTAGCTGTTCCTACTCCTGTAACATCAGTTGCTACTACTCCAGCATTAGAGACTAAATTAGTCATTGAAGCATTACTACCATTATCACCATAACCAAATATTCCTTTATCCTCTCCGTAGCTACATGCCGCTAGATCACGTCTAGCAGTTCCTACGCCTGTGACATCGGTTGCTACAACGCCAGCATTAGAAACTAGATTAGTCATTGAATACTTAGAACCATCATAACCATAACCGAATATTCCTTTATCACCTCCGTATTCACATGCCGCTGGATAAGCTCTAGCCGTTCCTACTCCTGTAACATCTGTTGCGATTACTCCAGCGTTGGATACTAAATTGGTTACTGCTGTCCAATTACCATCATGACCAAACCCAAAGATGCCTTTGTCATCGCCGTATCCACATGCCGCTGGATAACCTCTAGCAGTTCCTACTCCTGTTGTATCCGTTGCTACAACCCCAGCATTTGAAACTAAATTGGTCACTGCGGTATAACCAGAACCAAAACCAAAAATTCCTTTATCCTCTCCGTATTCACATGCTGCTAAACCATATCTAGCTGTTCCAACTCCAGTTGTATCTGTTGCTACTACTCCACTACTAGAAACTAAATTGGTTATTGCGGTAGGACCAGGAGATCCATAACCAAATATTCCTTCTTGATTTCCCGTTTCCGCTAAAGTATTTGCTGGAATAATTAACATTAAATCTCTAATATTGGAAATTCGCCTAATGGTCTTGTTCCATCTGTATAAACATATAAAACTGCAAGTTCATCAACGGTACTACAAGCCTCTATTAAGACTTCCATTTCATTTGATCTTGTTCGGACGTTTGTTCTAAAAGTTGTAATTGCACTTGGTACTGAATAACTTTCAACATCGGTTGCCTTTATGACATACCAATCTGTTGGAGTTAATAATCCACTTGCTTGTTGTTTTATAATTTGTTTTTTTTGAGATTTTAAACCTAATGTAACATTATCATCTTCATCGGTTACATCTACTAATGATTTTGCAGTAGCACTTCCATAAGAAGCGGTAACTACTCCATCAGCAAAAGCATAAGAAACA